CGCGAAATAATCCAGTTGTACTCGGTGCACTCGAAAAAAACATTTTTGAACACATTTCTATGATGGCACAAGAACAGTTAGAAGTAGAAATGAGAGAAGAAATTGCTCAATTGACACAATTACAGCAACAAATACAAATGACCCCAATGATGCAGCAAAATCCGCAAGTTCAACAACAATTAATGCAGATGTCAATGGCGCTAGAGTCGAGAAAAGCTAAATTAATTGCCGTAATGATGCAAGAATTCATGGAAGAAGAAAATAAAATCATGGGACAATTTGGAAATGACCCAATTGCTAAATTAAAAGCAAGAGAACTAGATTTAAGAGCTATGGATAATGAGCAAAAACGAGAACAAGACCAAGAAAAGATTAACTTGGACAAATCTAAACAATTAATGGGTCAAGAACAATTTGACGACAAATTAGAACAGAATGAAGAGCTCGCTGAACTTAGAGCTGACACTTCTCTTGCTAAACAACAAATGTCTAATGAGGTCAAAATATATTCTGATAGAATGAAACGTAAGGATGTTAAAACCTTGAAAGGTCCTAGAAGATAGGATACAAAACAATAAGGAGAAAAATATGACAAAAACACCAATAGGATATCCGGAAGGCGGCAAAAAGTATAAAGGCCCCGCTGACAATGTGGGACAAGACCCTAGAGCTGATATTGTAACTAATGACTTTACGCCTGGACAAAAAATAGACAAAGGCACAAAAGTTAAGGTTGCAGGCACTAGAAGAATGCTAGCTAGCAAAAATAAAACAGCTACTTGGTTCTAATATGTGGTTTGGATTAGCGAAGATGGCTCTGCAAGCAGGAGCTAAAGTCTATTCGAATAAACAAAGAACTAAAATGGCGATGTCGGATGCGGCTCTGCTTCATGCAGAACGTATGGCCCGAGGAGAGGAATCTTACCAGGGCAAACTTTTAGAAGCGCGGCAAAACGATTACAAGGACGAAATCGTTCTTGCGATTTTAACGCTCCCGATAATTGTGCTCGCCTGGTCGGTCTGGACAGAGGATCCGGCGGCTATGGAGAAGATTGATGTCTTCTTCGAGTATTTCTCGAATTTACCAAAATGGTTCACAAATTTGTGGATTTTGGTCGTAGCGAGCGTATTTGGCATTAAGGGTACACAGATATTCCGCGGTGGTAAAAAATGATCAAATTAATTAATAGAATTTTTGGTGTGAAATGTGGTACATGTTCTCATAGAAAAGGTGGATTTTTTAAACGAACATGTGTATGTATTAAGGAAGAGGAATAATGCCAGAATTTTTTAGAAGTACAGCAAAGAAACCGGGAGCTACTAAAGTTCGTAAAGGATATAAAAATGGTGACTGGATTCAAGGCGCTATTAAAAGACCAGGTGCCTTTACAAAAAAAGCTAAAGCTGCAGGAATGTCTGTAAGCAAATATGCAAATAAAGTTTTAAAGAAAGATAGTGACGCTTCGACTAGAACCAAGCGACAAGCTTCTCTTGCAAAAACACTAAGAAGTTTTCATGCAGATGGTGGTTTAACCAAAGTAGGTGGTTATAAACCCGTACTAGGAAATAATAGATTTGGTTATCCTAGTGGCGGAGTACCGGTTAGAAGTTTTAGACGCGCTGGAGCAGCCCTTAAAGGACTTGGTAGAGCGTTCTTAAAAAAATAATGGACGGCGTAAATTTAATTTACAGACTCAAAAAACAAGTCGAAGAAACACAAAAAAATGTGCAAACCTATGTATTAAATGGTCAAGTTAACAATTATGAAAAATACCAATATATGGTAGGACAGTTACGTGCTTACGAAGGAATTTTACAGGAAATCTCTACCCTGCTAACCAATAAGGAGCCACAAGACAATGAAAACACAGGAACAGTCATCGATATCTCAAGTAAAACCAAAACTTGAAATTCCTAAAACAGAATTAGTCGGCGTTAAAAAAACAAAAGAAGTCACGCACGAATCTCAAAAATTACCTCAACCCACGGGTTGGAGAATATTAATTTTACCTTTTAAGATGAATGAAAAAACAAAAGGTGGAATTTTCATGGGACAAGATACATTAGAACGACAACAAGTTGCTTCTCAATGTGGAAATGTTCTAGCGGTAGGACCCCATGCCTATAAGGATAAAGATAGATTTCCTGGTGGACCATGGTGTAAAGTAGGAGACTGGATAATGTTTGCACGTTATGCAGGGTCTCGAATAAAAATAGAAGGTGGCGAAGTTCGTCTGCTAAATGACGATGAAGTTTTAGCAACCATCAAGAATCCAGAGGATATCTTGCATGAATATTAACCATAGGGAGGAACTATGCCAAACGTAGAAAAAGAAACAGAAAAGGAAAAAGATAAAATAATAGACTTACCATCAGATGGACCTGGTGCGGAAGTTACATTACCTGAAGAACCGGTTAAAGAAGGAGCACAAGATGTAGCTGTTCCTGAAGTTAAACCGGAAGGTGAAGTAGAAGTTAAAGAAGAAGCACCTAAACAAGAAACAGAAACTAAAGAACTTATAGAAGAAGCACCTAAAGAAGAAGCAAAAGAAAAAGAAATAGACGAGTATGGTGAAGGCGTTAAAAAAAGAATCGCCAAACTTACTAAACGTATGCGTGAGTCTGAACGTCAAAGAGATGAAGCAACACGTTATGCTCGTACAGTTCTTGGAGAGCAAAAAACTTTAAAAGAACGATTGTCTAAATTAGATACAGGATATGTATCTGAAATGGAAAATCGTATTGTTTCAGGTCTTGAAGCAGCTAAAGGAAAACTAACTACTGCTAGAGAAGCTGGAAACATAGCTGATGAAGTTGATGCACAAAAAGAAATTGCTAAACTAGGTTATGAAGAAGCAAGATTGGCTGAAATGAAAATTAATCAAGAAGCCAAAAAACCTAAAGAAGAGAAGCGTGAATTAAATCAACCAACAAATATTCAACAAGAACAGCCTCAAAAACCAAGACCAGATGCGAGAGCAACTGAATGGGCAGAAAAAAACAAGTGGTTTGGTAGTAATAATGCCATGACTTACACAGCGTTTGATATGCACAGAAAATTGGTTGAAGAGGAAGGTTACGATCCTCAATCTGAGGATTATTATGGAGAATTAGATAGAAGAATAAAGCTTGAATTCCCCAATAAATTTGGTAATGTAACTGAACAAACGACTAAACCTACACAAACTGTAGCATCAGCTACGCGAAACGTTAAAAGAGGTACTGGTCGCACAACTGTGAAACTCACATCATCACAAGTAGCAATTGCTAAAAAATTGAATGTGCCACTTGAAGAATATGCTAAACAATTAAACGTAATAGAGGAGTAAATGCATATGAAAAAAACTAAAACTGAAACTAAAAAAGTTACAGAAGAAGTTAAAAAAGACCCTCGCGCGTCAGAAACAAGGGAAGCTACAAAGCGACCTGTTGAATGGACACCACCCTCATCTTTAGATGCTCCACCTGCGCCGGATGGATTTCGACATAGATGGATAAGAGCTGAAAGTTTGGGCTTTGATGACACTAAAAATATTGCTGGTAAATTAAGATCAGGATATGTTTTAGTTAATGCGTCAGAGTACGAAAACACAGATTATCCAGTCATAACAAACGGCAAACATAAGGGGATCATTGGAGTTGGAGGTCTGTTGCTGGCCAGAATACCGAACGAAATCGCCGAAGCACGTCAGAAGTACTATAGCGATAAAGCTAAAGAACGTGATGATGCTCTCAAAACCGATTTACTGAAGGAACAGCACCCGAGCATGCCTATCAGTTATGATAGCCGCTCTAGCAAATCTTTCGGTGGTAAGTAAGAGTTTTTTAACAAATACTAATCAACGAATTTAAATTAACCGTCACTGGAAGTCCCTTTGGGGACAGGTGACAAACGGAGGAAACAACTATGGCAAATCAAGATGCCGCTTTCGGTCTTAGACCGTTAAAAACAGTTGGACAACAAGACGACTCTACTGGATTCAGTTCACATTGGATTGATGCCGGTGAAGCCAGTGCAATGTATCAAGGTTCTTTAGTATTTGGTACGGCTACTGGATACGTTGATATTTCTGGCACCACTCAAGTTCTAAATATTGGAGCTTTCTGGGGATGCTTTTATGTTGACCCAACTACACTAAAACCTACGTTTAAAAACTACTATCCGGGGAGTATAACACCTCCTTCAAGTAAAGATGTTGAGGCGTTTATTTATGATAGCCCTTACCAGATGTTTGAAGTTCAATCAGCTGCGACAGGTGCATCAGCTCAAACTGACATTTTCATGTGTTGCGATAGCGCTTCGAATAGTGGTAGTACTACAAACGGAGTTTCATCGCTCGAATCTGCAGATAGTTTTGCAGCAGGTCCAGCACAACTTAAAGTTATCGGTGTCTCTAGAGACCCAGCAAATGACGAAATCGGATCAGCTAATGTAAATTGGCGTGTTCAGATTTGTGAACATTTATTTGGTTCTGGAACTGCCGGTGCAGCTTAATAGGAGTATATAAAACATGGCAATATCACGACAACAACTAGTTAAAGAACTAGAACCAGGTTTGAATGCACTATTCGGCTTGGAATACAAAAACTATGCTAACGAACATGCGGAGATTTTTGACACTGAAAACAGTGACAGAGCTTTTGAAGAAGAAGTAATGTTATCTGGTTTCGCAAATGCACCAATCAAAGCAGAAGGAACGGGAGTTTCATTTGACAACGCTCAAGAAACTTTCACCGCTCGTTATACACATGAAACGCTTGCTTTAGCGTTCGCGATCACTGAAGAAGCGATCGAGGATAATTTGTATGATAGACTCGCGTCTAGATATACAAAAGCTTTAGCGAGATCAATGGCTAACACTAAACAAGTGAAAGCAGCTAAGGTGTTAAACAACGGGTTCGGAACAGCAGATGGTGGAGATGGTAAGGAGCTTTTAGCTGCTGACCACCCTATCGTTACTGGAACTGAACAGAATGAGTTAACTACAGCAGCAGACCTTAACGAAACATCTTTGGAGCAAGCATTAATTGACATTGCAGCTCTTACAGATGAAAGAGGTTTAAAAATTGCAGCTAAAGGAATGAAAATGATTGTTCCTTCTGCGCTACAATTTACTGCAGAGAGACTTATGAAGTCAACACAAAGAGTTGGAACAGCTGATAATGATATCAATGCAGTTGTATCTATGGGAATGATTCCACAAGGCTATGCCGTGAATCATTACTTAACTGATACAGATGCTTGGTTCATTAAAACAGATGTACCTAATGGTCTTAAACATTTTGTAAGAGCACCATTAAAAACAGCTATGGAAGGCGACTTTACAACTGGAAACGTAAGATACAAAGCTAGAGAGAGATACTCATTTGGGTTCTCCGACTGGAGAGGTATTTTCGGATCACCGGGAGCATAATAAAATAATATTTTGTGGCGGACACAGTTCCGCCACAATTTAATTTTAGAAAGAAAAATGAGACAATTTCTAGTTAATATATGGGCTTATGATTATCATGCTAAATTTGAAGTTTTAGCAGAGGATAATCGTGAATCTATAGAGAAATCAATCCTTGACAAGCTAGGAGAAAAGTCTATAAAGTGGGAATCAACGGGAATGTTTAGAGACACTCCCCGTCGAATAACCTATGAGGAGGTTAGTAATGACCGAAGACCTGTACAAACAAAAGAGGTCCTTGGAGTTAGGGTGGCAGTTTGAGTATAATCAACATGGAAAATATACTCTTAATATGGTCGAAATTGATGAAAAAATCAAAAGTATCATCACTGAGATCAAAGCTGAAGAGTTCAAAATTGCTGATAGAGAAAACAAAATCAGTGATTCAGCTGCCCAAGTTTCTGTGGCAACTTAGATAAACGCCACATCGCTGAAAACGTACTTTTTTGCAGGGATCTCTTGCACTCTATATAAAAATAATATAAAAATTACCAGATGACAGACTATCAAAGTAAAGCTTTTCAAGAAGAGCATAATGATGGCTATCGCAAAAATGCTGAAAATAAACTTAAAAATTTAAACAAAAATAGACAATGGGATGGAAGATCCAGACCAACCAATGATAGTTATGCTAAAAATTGGAATGATATCTTTGGTAAAAAGAAAAAAGATCTCTTGCGCTCTATTTAAAAAAACACTATAAAAAATCACTATATAAATTTTAAAAAAACTTAAATGTAGACGCGTATAGTCGACATCCCCTAGGGACTACATTTAAAATATTCTAGGAGGAATATTATGGCAAACACAACATTCGCAGGAACAGTAAGAGCAGAATCTGGTCTTAAGGTTTCTGTAAAAACAGCAGCAACTGGAGCTTATACTGATTATTTTACAGTTAGTTCAGCAGGTGTTGTAACTGCGTCAAGCACATTATCTGTTGCAGGCGCAACAAGTCTAGCAACTACAGCTTTAATGACTGTAGGAACTGGTATATCAGCAGTATCAAATGCAATCGTAAAACATTCAGTGATAACTGTTGGTAATTTAATTGAAACAACTATTGCTTTAGATCTAACTGGTTTAAGTTCAAGTGCTGCAGCCGATATTATCGGTAAAGAAGCAACTGCTAATTGTCACTATGGACGAATCACAGCAGATAATAACGGTACTATTTTATCTGGTTATATGCAATGTTTAGAAACACCTACAACTGGAGAACCTGATATCGATTTATATACAGCGACTGTAGCTACTGGTACTGAAGATGCAGCAATTACTGCTTTGGTAGAAACTGCGGTTTTAAATTCAGCAGCTGATTGGACTGGTTTATTAGCACCAAAAGGCTTTACAACTGTACCCCCTGCTAACGGATATTTATATCTAGTTGGTTCAGGTGGTGGAACAGATGGTGTATATGACGCTGGAAAATTTATACTTAAATTTTACGGTTACGACGCGTAATAAATAACTTAAATTAGAGCGGGGGCTTCGGCCCCTTCTCTCTAACAGGAGGAAAAAATGGCAGACGCAGTAACAAGTCAAACATTATCAGATGGTGATGCAACCGCGGTAATGAA